TGAACGTAACGAACAGGAAGTAGGTGGCAAGTTATTAGACCAAATACAATCGTTGGATGCAGAATACAAAGCACTTCGCGAAAGTACGGGCAATTTCCGCGATAGCGTAGGAAACTACGAAAAAGCAACGGCGGGCCTTGATGCGCTAAAAGATAAATTAGAAAACGTATCTACCGGTACGGCTGAAATGGCAGCGAATGTAACCGCCGGTAGCGACGTATTAGATGCGTTTAGCGGTATTTCGGATACCGCCGCCAAATCTACCGCGCAATTGTCCGGTATTACGGCTTTGGCGACTTCTGTACAACAAGCCTATATCGCCGTAGCAAGAGAAGGATGGTTGCAAGAAAAAGCATCGGCAATAATGGACGGTGTACGCGCCGTTCAAATAAAAGCGAAAACCGCCGCTCAAGCACTAAGCACGGAAGGCACGATAGCCGCTACCGTAGCACAACGTATCTTCAACGTCGTTGCCAACGCAAACCCTTATGTACTTTTAGCTACCGCGTTAATAACGGTAGTTGGTGCATTATATCTGTTTTCCCAGCGTGCAAGTGATGCGGCGGAAAAACAAAAAACGCTGAATGATTTTCAAAGCAATTATTTGGATTTATTAGACCGTGAAGCCGGCCAATTAAAGGACGCTGGCGACGCCCGTGTGAAAGCATTAGAAAATCAATTGGCTGTATTAAACGCCGCAGGTGCCAAAACACAGGATATACGTGCCGTTGAAGATAAGTTAGCACAGGAACGCGCCGCTAATAATGCGCGCCAACGAGGATTTTATGCCGATGAAATTACTAATTTAGATACAAATAAAAAGAAGCTGGATGAATTATACGACGTTCTAAAACAATTGAAAGATGCCCAAGCGCGCGGCGATAGTAAAATTAAATTGGATATTGATTTAGACGGGAAAATAGAAAAAGTCAAAGTCGAAGACGCCATTACTTCCGTACAGGGCGCGATAGATAATTTGGGTCGTACCGTAAAGATAGCAACCGATTTAAAAACCGACGAAGCCGATGTAAAACAACAAGTCGCCGTACAAAATGCCGCGCGTATCAAAGCCGACCAAGATGCCGCCAAACAACGTGCCGACCAAGCGCGGGAAACCGAAAAGAAGCGGCATGAAATTGAATTGCAAGCCGTGAAAGATGCGGAAGCGTCCCGTATCGCGATTATTCAAAATAGCTACGAAAAAGAACGGGCAACTATCAATAGTCAATACGACCAACAATTAAAAGACCTTCGATGGAAATTAGCTAACGAAATAAATTTAACTAAAACAGCGCGCAAATCTATTTCCGAAACAATTGTAAACATAGAAAAAGAACGCGCTTTAGATTTAGACCGATTGCGGAAGGAGCATGAGGATAAAGAATTACAAGACTTACGCGCAATGACGGACGCGCGTACTGCGCTAATCGTCGGAAACGAAGACCGCCAACGCGCTGAACTAAATATAGCTACGGCCCGCACTATTGTTGATTTAAAAAAGCGTTTAGAAATTGAAAAAGATTTAACCGTAGCGCAGCAAGACGATATTAACGCCCGTATAAAAATGGCGCGCCAATTACTTGCACAAGACCTGGCAAAGTTAGACGCGCAAAGTGCGCAACAACGCGCCGACCAGGAATTAAACAGTATCGAATTTACTTTACAACAATCTCGAGATAAAATAGGCGACCTGCAAAAGCGCAATCAAACAGGTTTAAAATTGATTGACGTCGAAGGCACACAAAAAAATCTTGCGGATATGAATGCCGCATTAGACAAAGCTGTTTACGGTTTGCAGGGTTATCAAACTGACCTCGCGGCGGCACATGAAAAAACGTTAGCCACTTTAAAAGAAGGTACACCCGAATATGTGGATGAAGTACATAAATACGCATCTGCCGAAGAAACCGCTACCGAACTAATTAAAAAAGCATTAAAAGAACGAGACCAAAATACAAAGCAATCCGCACAAACGCAGTATGAGCACTACCAAGAACTATTTGATAAAATTGCAAAGAAAGCCCAGGACGGCGTAGAAACAATCGGAAATATTACAAATTCGCTTAGTTCCGCGCTGCAAGCGCAAATCGACGGACTTAACGACCAAATGGATGCCGTCAGTAGTAAATATGATGATGCTAAACAATTATCGGAAGACCAGGCGAAAAGTGTTGCGGATTTAGAAACACAAATCCAAGATGCGACCGGTGGTACCTCCGAAGCGTTGAAAGAACAATTAGCCGATCAAATGCGCGCCCGTAACGAAGCCGCACGCGAAGAACAACAATTACAATTACAAAAAGATAAGCTAAATGCTGAAATCGCTAAAAAGGAAAAACAGCAAAAACGATTAGAATTAATCAGTAACATAGCACAAGCTACGGCAAATGTGGCACAAGGTATTACAAAAGCATGGTCGCTGGGGCCGATAATCGGGCCGATTATGTCGGCATTCGTTGCCGTTGCGGGAGCGATTCAAATAGCCAACATGACAAAACAATTAACAAAACTTGCCGATGGCGGCCCAATCATAGGCCCGTCTCACGCAAACGGGGGTGTGCCTATCGGAAACGGATACGAAGCGGAAGGCGGCGAATATGTAACAAATAAACAATCTTATGCCAACAATAAAGCCTTAGTTGAGTTTGTAAACGCATCTACCGGAACCGTTACCGCCGCAGACCTTGCGGGTATTGTTCCGGGCGACAATACGCCGTTAATCGTCAATAGTAATAATTCGGCAATTGATTACGACCAATTAGCGGCGGCGATGAGCAACATAAATTTACGCCCCGTAGTAGCCGTTACAGATATTATGGATGCGCAAGACGAAGTCGTTACCGTGCGCGATTTGGCCGGTTTCTAAGTCGCCGCGCCAAAAAATTATCTTTTAGGCGTGAATAAGATACCAATATACGAAGCTAAGATTACCGGTATGGATAATACCGGCATTTTCGCGCTTTCTTTTGTAGATTTTCCAGCCAACGAACACAATTTTGTTGCGCTCAAAGCCCGTGTCCCGATAAAATTAAAGCTGGATAGACAAAAGCAAGTATTAACGGGCGTTGTATTAGTTCCCGACCAACTTATTTATCGCTACGATGAACAATTAGGCGAATACTATTTAAAGTTTACCGCCCAAGACATTGAAAAAATATCTCAAAAAATGATGCGCGTAGGTTTGGCTTTACAAACCACGACACACCAACACGAAAAGCCCTTAAAAGGGAATTTCCTTACTGAATTATGGACGGTTTCTAATTCAAAACAAGACAAGTCGGTAGCACTTGGTTTGGGCGAATTACCAGTAGGTACATTGGTCGCATCTTATAAAATTAATGATGCGCAATACTGGCGTGAAGAAGTGCTAAGCGGGCGCGTCAAAGGGTTTTCAATAGAAGGTTTATTCAACTTTAATCAAATAAAAATGGCAACACAAAAAAAAGAAACTCCTAAAAAACAAGGCGCAATATCCTCATTTTTAAAGAGCATGGCAGCTATGCTGGACGGTGGGGGCGATACCCAACAGGAAGCACAAGACTTGGCAAATGAAGCGAGTAAAGACGACGTAGACGCCGGTACTCCCTATTTGGTTTTTGACTTAGCCGATGGCGGCGAAGTCATGGTAGATAGCGAGGGTTACGCAACGTTGGACGACCAACCAATGCCGGCCGGCGAACATGCCTTAGCTGACGGCAATTTTATCGTTATCGACGATAGCGGTATGTTGGTAGTAACTCAACCGGAAGCAACCGGCGCAGACCCGGCCGAAGCGGCGACGCAATTAGCGAAACAACGCGCTAAACAATTTTTGGCAAAGCAAGGCGACCCCAAAGCGGCTAAAATCGCGTTACTTGAAAAGCAATTGGCAGAATTGAAAAAAGAACCAAGCACGGGTAAAGCGAAACCAACGGTAGAAACTGCGAAAAAAGATATTAAGGATATGACGTTTACGGAAAAAATGGCTGCGGTTATTTCCAGTCGTCGCGAACGTCAAACCAAAAAATCAGCAGCACCGGCGAAAAAATAATATTTATAAATGATTTAAAATTTTACCTCAATGGCAAATATGTATAATCTAAACGGCTTATCCTATACCACGCACGAAAACCCCGAATGGTTTACGCGGGCGTTGTTTGGCGGGCGTTTAGTGCAAGGCGGATATATCCGCGTATTAACAGGAATTAAAGGCGATGAATTGCTAAGCCAAATTGATTTGCAAAACAAAATATTGCAAGCCGACGGCAGGGATTGCGCATGGACGCCCAACCAAATTATTAAATTATCTGAAAAGCGCGCCAGCGTTAAGACGTACAAGATTAATTTGGAACAATGTATAGACGAATTAGAGCAAAAACGCACTTTGTACCAGCTTTCGCCAGGCGCAGCAAACGAAGAATTGTCATCCGAATTAGAAGCGGCAACATTGGCGTTGATTGCTATTGGTTTGTCGAATGAAATCGAAGAAATGATTATCGGCGGCGATAGTTCCGTAGACCCTAATCAATTCGACGGTTTTGTAAAAACACTTACCAAAAGTACCGACGC